CCCATCCCAATTTGGTAATGAAGTTAACGGGATCCCAGACCGCCACCTGTTCGGTGGAGTCAAAAACCATCCCGCAAAAACTGGCTTCCGTGACTGAGGCCACAACCTCCAGCTTCACGACAAACCCTAGCTTTTCATAGAATTCCGGAGTGGGAAATTTCCCACTTTCATAATTGAACATACCGTCGTCTCCTTCGAAAATGCCATTCAGCTTACCAAGACCCAACTCATGCCCAGCGAACTCATGTATCAACCAATTGCCCGTTCCATTGCTGAAAGAGGTATTCGGAGTGCCAGACTTTCTGGTCGCTCGAATTGTGGCTGTCACATACTTGAACACGAGGCGGATCACCCCAACCTCACATCTGCGCAAATCGCGCATAAATCCTTTGTAACCGGGCATATTCTGTAACATATGCTCGATTAGAGGCAACTCAAAGGCTTCCATCTGCCGCCGCTGCCAAGACACCTCGAAGGACGAGAAATCAGACAGCCCGACAGGCAACCCGTTTCCAAACATTTCCATAATGAGCTTAGGTCTCTCAGATACAGGAATCTGCTTCACAAATTCCTTATTCTTGAAGACAATATGCTCCATGGCCGATATATAGGGTCCAAAGTGCGCCTTCAGCGCATCAGAGGGCCCCTGGATCGATCGTGAGTGTTTGATCTCAGCATAGAACTCGTCCTTGACGAAGCTGCAGAATCGAAACTCAAAGTCTGGCACGCACCCCATTTCGTACTTTGGCTGAGCCGCAAGCATCTCCTTCTTCCAAAGAGGATACTTCGAGTACTTCAACCAAGTGGTACGTGAATAGTCCGTGTCCGCGGGGAGAGGTTCAAAGCGGTCTTTAACGAGCCACCGGGTAAAAGCCTCTGCTTTATCCAGCATACTCGGGCAAGGATCGGGTAGCTTTGCGCCTACCCGCTTTGCCAGCCCCGCAGCGACCGTTGGACCGTGCGCCATGTCCGGATGTGGCATCACCTGACCAATTACCGAAACCCCAAGATCAGTTGCGACAGGTCGTCGCATTTCGGGCTCCAGATATTGCCTCGCGACTAACGAGACATCTGATCGGACTGATGGAACATCCGGATAGGGCACCTCACCATAGCGGTACCCATATAGCGCACGCGGGCCGCGTGCGGGGACTCCTAAAAAGGAGTAGCCCCGAGTGCCTTGCGCAAATTACGCCTGGCAATCAGGACCTCCCAAGCAGCAAAGATCGTGCTACCCAGGATGTCTCCATCACACGCCTTACCAGGGATATTGTAGAGCGGCCAGGTCTTACCCAGGTCGTTCAACCGTTTCCACTGATCGGCATCCGAAAGGAGAGGCACATCAAATCGAGGAAGCAGAGCCTCTTTGAGCAAACCAGCCTCAATGACAATAGTCCTGTCAACACGAAGCGTTCGCGCAATGATTCTCTGCCACATCCAGCAGTAGCCGCGCTTCAACACGACCTCCACCTCAACTGCAGATTTGACGAGTTTGGACGCACGCGATGACGCCGTGCGCATGTCTTTTACCTTGACATATTTCAGAGCATGTCCGAAATCCACTGTGACCACCCAAAGGTTCATTTCCAGATAGTTGATAATCCAGATACACGAACCCCAGAGCACAAGCGCCCATGGGACGAACCTCATAACCACAGAAGCCTGCGACACCCACTTGATAAACCATACAAGGGTCGCAAACGCTCCATAGGCCAGAGGGCCCCACCGCTCCTTCAGGACGGCCATCGTCACCAGGACTTGCTGCGAAGTAGTGTATTTTGCAGGGAACGCCCAATGCCAATAATACACTCCGAACGAAGCAAGCCACGCCAGGCCCACAACCACTAAATAAACAGTGGAAGCCAGCCAAGCCCAAGGGAGGACAGTCTGAGGCGGCAGATAGTCCCACTCCGCCAGCTTCCCGCTCAACCAAACGATCAAAGGGGGCAAGAAAGCCGTGAGCGCAATTATCATGGCATACCACACGAATTCATATGGTACCCAATTGCGCTGGCCGTCCGGGAGTATGGACAGCCAAGGATAGTCTCGAGGATCATAAGTTCCATTCACCGCCTGCAATGTCTCCTGGAGGAGCTGCCAAAACCAGACAGACTCAACTCCAACCAACACACATGCGGATCCTAGAATGCGTCCCAAACCGT